CTGCGGCGGCCAACGGCGTTTACATTCAGAGGTGCTACACACCGCACCTGCGCGGCGGCTTGCTGGTTGCGGCTGACAACTCGTCCAAGAACGTCTACATCGAAGACGTTTGGGGCACTGATTGGGGCCTTCAACTGAACCCAATGCTGAACTGCTTTGTTCGGCAAATGCAAGCCACGCCTGCGTTGACTGCACAGACTTCTGTGTACGGCACGCACTTCATGGATTACTACACCACGGCGCAGCCTGCAACCATTGCAGCGGCCGCATGGAGCCGGGCCACAACGATCTGTACCGTGACCAGCAACAACCACGGCTTGCGAGTGGGCGACCAAGTGCTTGTGACCGTGACCAGTGATGCAGCGGCTGTAGTGCTTGGCGTCAAGACCTTGACCCAGATCACGGCTTCGGCAACGCCCGTCAACACCGGAAACACCTTCCAGTTCACCTGCTTGAACGCAGGCGGTGCAACCGGAACACTGACCTTCACGCCGATCAATGGCCGGGTGGCCATTCAGATGAACGAGGCGACTTCTGATACTTCCAATCAGGTTGTCTTGTCTGGCGGTGCAGCCTTTACGTCTGCCGGTTCACTCTATATGCCTACGGTTGGCCAATACGCCATCTTCACGGCAGACAAGAACATTCGTGGGCACAGCACGTTCCCTAACATTCTGCCAGTGATGGCAGGCGGTACGGTCGGCAATTACGACATTACTTACAGCCTTGACGGTGGAACGACCTTCAAGAACTTGATCTATCCTCGTGCGGGTGGCGGTGGAACTATCTCGACCACCAACGTGACGATGACCTCAACGACCGGCGTGGCCGTCGATGATTACGTTTTCGGCACTGGTATTGCGCCTATGGCCAAGGTGGTCAGCATCACCAATGCCACAACAATTGTGGTGAGCATTGCCAACACCGGGGCTGTGTCTGGTGTGCTGAACTTTGCACGCCTACCGTCTGAGGCAGCGATTGACCCGACGATTGGCTTCCCGCTGAAGATCAAGATTCAGACCAGCACAGCCAACACGACGGCCATCACCAGCCTGTTCTTCTACACGAACGCCAACAATACCGACCGGGCTGCAACTTACGCCCTTGACGTGAACACAGTGACGTTCACAGGCTTGCCGACAGGGTGCGATGCTGTGGTGCTTGTGGCAGGTACCACAACGACACTTGACCTGAAGGATTCAATGGCCGGAACGACATACGGCTACACCTATTCTGGAGCACAGACGGTTGACGTTGGCTTCATTAAGCCTGGGTATGTGCCGTTTTATATCCGCAACCTTTCCCTCACTACAACTGACTCTACGATACCGGTCAGTCTTTTTGTCGATAGAAACTATATATAGGAGCCGACATGGCAAAAATCACATCAAAATCACAACTCAACGTGGGCACCGAGCTTACGGTAGATGAAACCACCAAGACGTTTACTCTAAACGTTGCCGGCAACCTGATTGCGAAGGATGGCGTGACCATTCAGGCGCTGTACTCGAAGTTGGTTGACTTGTGGGCCACTTCAACGTATCAGGATAGTCCATTTCCAATGTACGCCCTTGATGCGTTATCTGGTCAGTATCAATTCGGTACGGACGGTGCAACTTACTCTGGATGGAAACCTGCTAATGACGCTACACGTCAGATGCTACGAGATGGCGGTTGGTCTGAATATAACTCGGCCGGCGTACTTGCTCGTCAGTACGTGGGTATTGTGGGCCTGGGCGTGGTGTCTTCTGGTTCGCAGCTTTACTACCAAGCCGCAAGCACCGACGCACCCACCAACTTCACCTTTACCGATCAGGTGAACCAAGGTATTCAGGTGTATGGCAACATCTCTGCTGACGCCACCACGACCACATTCGACAAGCGCACCTACTTCAAGGGCTTCGTTCGTGAGTACCAGAAGAAGTACAAGGACTCCGTGCTGTCAGACACAGGTAAGACGGCCACCGGTGCGTACTTGGTCAACTTGCTGCTGAACAACGAAACCGACTTGGACGTGACGGTGGCAGATGCCTCCATTACTGCCTCACCTTACAGTGAAATCAACGTCAAGTATTTCGCCACGGCCTTCAGCAAGGACATTGACACTTCAGGTTCCCCGCGTGACTTCGGTATCGTGGTTGACGTTGGCACGCACTCTGGCGTGGATGGCGTGTCGAACGGCACAACGACCTTCACCACGGCTGCTGGCGGCATCACAGGTGCCAATTACACTGGCGGTACACTGATTGTTCACGAGGGCGCAGGCAAGGGCACCTACACCATCTCTGGTACGCCCACTGCCACCAGCATCACGACGACTGTGGCCGTTACCGGCTCGGCATCGGGTCTGTCTTTCACGCTGCAACGCGCAACGCCTGTTACGGCCAGCTTGCAGCAGATTTACACCAAGATTCAGTACCAACTGCGTCAGAACAGCAACATCAACGGCCTGGCCTCTGCCGGCTCGGTGACCGGTAAGACTGCATCCCTGCTGCTGAACTTCGTCGGTTCTGCACTGAAGGCCGGCTTCTACGCACCGACCAACCCCAACGGCGGCGGCTCGGGCGTGACCATCATGGGTTACTCAGCCTCTGATACCAACAGCTTCACCAGCTACGACAACACGGCTGCCACCCGTGACTACCCCTATGCTTCCGCAGGAACCATCTCGTTCAATGCGCCCTTGGTTGGTGCAGGTTCGAGCTACCGCCTGATGTTCACTGCACCTCCCGGAGCAGGCAACGACTACGGCGAATCTGGTGCCATCACTGTGAACGACGCCTCTGGTTCACCGATCACAGGCACTATCAGTGCAGCAAGTATCGGATTTACCTACGATTACGACGGAAACGTGCAGGGCGGGGCTACCGCAGCGACCGACAGGGCTGTTACACTCATCGGTATTCGCCCCGGTTCTGGCAAGTTTGTGGTTGCAACTGGAACGCTGACTCGATCAAAGGCTATTAGTTTGTCTTTGGTGGCGGAGCAGGATAGAGTCTACGCTTAAAGCATGGCCATCGTTTTTGATGCGGCTACAAAGCGCATCGTACTTGACAGTGCGAGCGTTACCGCGACCGAGCTTTATAGCCGGTCTGCGGACTGGCTTGCCACATCCGACAATGCCAAATACGGCGCCGTGTTTCGCCAGGTTGGCGGGGATGATCTAGGCGGCGGGTTATCCATTCCGCCCTACTATTTCCTGCAAAACGGCTGGCGTGTGCGCCCTATGGAGATGAATCAAACGCTGGTGATTGACGGCAACCTGTTCGTGGATGGCGGTGGCGACCCCATCGTTCCAACGCTTGGCGTGTTTCAGGTGTTAGTGAAGTCGGTGGTGCCAGTGCAGGCTCAGGGCATCAGTACCGCAGGCGGCGGCTCATCCGGGGGCATCACCACTGAGCAATACAATGCGTTGATGTTGGCTATTAACTCGCGGTCTTCGCTCACTCTCACCGATGTCAAATCAGCCGCTAGCACCGGAAGTACGGTGGTCGTTGAAGTTTTGACGGCTGATGTGACAACAAATATGCCCCTTTCGGGCGCCTAGGAGAAATCGTGAATCCAATCACCCAAGGTGCCGTTGTCAATGTCACCGCCAATTTGAAGCAGGCCGGCATTCCTTACGTCATAGCTTCTGGAACCGTTGTTTCTGCGCAATTTACGTCCGTTGATGGCGTAACCGTACTACTAGGCTCCATGCCTGTGCTGGAGACAACCACTGGCAGCAATTGGTCTGCTGGCAGCATTGTGGTTCCGTTGTCCAATGCCCAGACTGCGGCACTCCCAATTGGCGACATACTTATGCGCGTTACCGTGGGCACGCTGACCTGGCTGATACCCATGGAGGTTGCGGTATTCGGCGACAATAATTCCGCGCTGTTTCCCGACAAGGCTGGCACAATTCTGAAGATGCGGACTGAGCGTCTGATGTTGGCTTACAGTAGCGCGCTGCCATCCGTGACACTGACGGATGACTACATCTGGGGAAAGCTGCGCGCCGCCGAGTCCGAGATTGCGCACACTCTGCGAGTTCCGCTGGCTCCGACTGTGTTTTTCCCCCAAACGCCGACTGCTGGCGAAATTACCGCATTGAACGGCCAGGCCTGGGCGATCGATCCTGGTTATGAGTACAGCGCGGAGTCTTTCGGGTACAACGACAAGTGGGGCATGATCAAGATGCGAAACAAGCCGCTGCAGTCAGTTAGTCGAGTTCGCTTTGCCTACCCTGGTGGAGCTGGCTCCTATTACGATCTTCCGCTCGATTGGCTGCGAATGGACAAGAAGTACGGAACCATTCAGTTCGTTCCCTCAAGCACAGCGTTTGTGGCGCCACTCAATAACTTCGTCATGCAGGCAATTGGTGGCGGGCGGTCCATCCCTTTGGCCATCCAGATCACCTACGTCGCCGGACTCGCCAACGCTGCGTCAGACTACCCTGAGCTGGTGGACGTCGTTATGAAGAAGGCATCACTGAAGATCATTGAGGACGCATTCCTGCCGCAATCCGGATCAATCAGCGCCGACGGCCTATCTCAATCAATGAGTGTCGATATGGACAAGCACCACGACACGATCGACCGAATTCTAAATGGCGGAAAGGGGTCGAATGGTGGCCTCATGTCAGCCATTCATGGCGTTCGTTTTGGTGTGATGGGGGCGTAATATGCGACTCAATCCGGCCGCATTTAACGTCTTTCTGCGCAACATTGGGCAAGAGCTCGAATGGCGCAGGTCCTACGCCTGCGCCTGCATAAACCCGCAGTCAGGCCAGGCGGACCCGAAGCACGCGCTGTGCGTTGGCAAGGGACGTATATGGGATGCCGGCATCTCCACTATAGCCGGCGTGGCAAGCCAGAAGGTGCAGGCTCAGTGGATGCAGTCTGGCATGTTTGAGAATGGCGACATGGTTCTCAGTATCCCAGAGGACAGCCCGATCTACAATGCCGGGCAGTTTGACCGCATTGTCATGCGCAACAGCACCGATGTGTTCAGTCTGCCAATGACTCACGGAGCGCCAACTGAGCGAGTCCTGTTCCCGGTCAAAGATATCACGCGGGTATTTTGGCTGCACCCTACGACGCGACTGATCGTCGAGGGCGGAATACCAGCGGTGAGCGATACCGGTCACCTGACGTGGGCCGGTGGCATTGGTGAACCGCCGGCTGGTATGGTCTACTCACTCAATGGCAACAAATACGACGAGTATTTCATTTTCCAGGACTACCTGAGTGACCGAGGTGAGCACCAGGGGGCCAGGCTACCCAAGCGTGTCGTGGCAAGGAAATGGGATTTGTTTGGGCGTTAGCCGAGCGTCCGCCTCACGGCTTCGGCCAAAAACTCGTCCGCCAAAGGTTGCATTTCCTGAGCCACACCCTGGGCGATGTTCTGACCTGGTTGCGCCGGGACTATCCAGCCCCGCGACTTTTCGCTCATAACCCTGAATGTGAGGTATGCGCTGGATTTTTTGCCTGAGCCTGTCGCCGTGTTCATGCGCACCATGCCTTGCTGGTTCTTCGATACGTTGGGACCCGTGAGGCGATCGCCCCAGTTATATTGGCGCTGCCGCACGGTTGCCGGCGCCCGCGTCAACAGGCTGAAGGCGCCGGTGCCAGATACGCGCCGACCGTGGCCGGTAATTGTGCTCAGGCTCATAGAGCGAGCCTGGTCCGGTACGGTGTCGGCGTTATGCCGGAATGGGATAATCAGGTATCGCGTTCCTTTGTTGGTCGTCCGCACCTTCATGCTGGTGTTCAGCATCGCCTTGAGGTCGCGCGGTGGCCTCCCGGTTTCTATATCCTGGGCGTAGCGGTAATCGGACTCCACGACGGCACTGAAATCACCGATCATCCGGTACGTGATCGTCTTGGCGTAGGCGTCCTTCTCTCCGCTCCACAGCTTGGCGCGCTGCACGGCCTCAATCCAGCGCGACGCCGTGGCCTGGGCGATCCCGTTCACAGCCTGATTTACCAGTGGGAACAGTTCTGCCTTGATGCCGCGACTCAATTCCATTTGAGCGCCAAGGTCTAGCGAGATGCGGTAATTGATCGTGCTCATGCCGCGAGTATGGCGTCACGCCCGCATGTCGTGACGCCAAAATCATGCCCATGATCACAACGGTCCAGCCTTTGTATGCGGGGAATGCAGTCCGGGTATTTGTAGCCCCGCCTGCTGGCTCGCTTGTCTGGCGGGTGTTGCGCAAAACGACGAGCAGCTTTTCCGGGCACGATGATGCCGGCGCATTTCTGGCATACCAGGGAAGCGACGTAGTCTTTCTCGATATTTCAGGCCTTGCCAACGACGTGCTCTATTACTGGGCAGTCTATTACACCGCAGACAATGTAACCTGGGTGGCCGGGAATGTTGTTGGCGGCACGCCGACGGCGACCTATCAGGATCACACAACCGACGTCATGTCGAATATGCGGGAGCGCATTGAAGCGGGACTCCGCGTTGAATGTGATCGCGGTCATTTTCAAACTGAGCTTGGCTACATCCAGGTTTACACGGCGCCTCCTTCCATTGAACAAGGCCTTCGCTTTCCTCTGGTGACGATTCACCTGGAAATGGAAGACTCTGCCGATCGCGCGCTCGGGGAAAGTATTAGCGGCGACGAGTTCGATGCCATCGGATTTTCCTGGGAAGAATCTGAGGGGTGGTTGGCTAGCGTTCGACTAATGATCATTGGCTGGTCCCTGAATAGCGACGAGCGGATCGAGTTGCGTAAAGCTATTCGTCGGCTGGTGGTGGCGAATATGTCGGTGTTCGATAGCTACGGATGGATCAAGCCAAACCTATCGCAGCAAGACGTTGACGCCATCAATGGCGAGTACCCGTCTCCAATTTATCAGGTCATGAACACGTTTTCATGCCAGGCGCCAGTGCGGGTCGGCGGCGACGTGCCGGCCATTTCAACAGTTACATCCAATTTGGTTATTTAAGGAGACTACATGGCAACCGAGACCACCAAGCAGCAGGCGGAGGTCACCGAGGTGACGGCGGCCCCGGATACCGGGGTTTCAATCAATGAATTTTGCGCTCGGCTGTCAGAGACGATGACCAAGCCTGAATTGATCAACGCTTTTGCGTATGTCGAGCGCGCCGCTGGTCGCGTGAAGGATACCGGGTTGGCCTACCGCTCCCGGTTCGACTTGTTCGTTAATCAGCCTGTTTAAGCGAGGTCATCATGAGTGTGTTTTTTAACGGGAAGCTACTGGTTTCCCCAACTACCGCGTCTGTCGTTAGCGACAACGCAATGCGCAATCAGAATTTGAGTGTTGGCAACGCCGTCGCTCTGATTGGTCGCTCTGCTGGCGGAAAGCCCAAGACTGCGCTTCGCTTTGGCAGCCCGTCTGAGGCGCAGGCTGCGCTTGTTTCCGGTGAACTTCTGGATGCTGTTTTGGCGGCCTTTGATCCCAGCAACGAAACCAGTGGCCCGTCCGAGGTCATCGCGATTCGCGTGAATCCTGCGACACAGTCCACCGGCGTTATCAATGCCGCTGGCTCTGTGGCCGTTATCAACCTGACTTCGTCGGACTACGGCCTGAAAGAAAACAGCATCAGCTACAAGGTGGAGGCAGGGTCTACGTCGGGCGTTCGCATGACGATCCAGCGCGGCCAGTCCTACTACACGCAGGACAACATTGCTCGCCAGGCATTCTCCATCGTCTACACGGGCGGCCAGGCTACGGCGACGCTGACGACTACCGGAACGTCTCTGGTGCTGGCTGCGCCTGCTGGCACCCCGGTCCTGACGCTCGACCTGAATGTCTACAAAACGATCCAGGATGTTGTCGATCGCATCAACCTTGTGACTGGCTTCGCGGCATCCGTCCTCGATGGGAACTATACCCAGCCTGCCCTGAATGGTTTGGACTATGTGACCGCGGTAAGCGTGAAAACCACAACGTACACGGCTCGCGCCGACCTCCAGGCGGCCGTGGATTGGCTGAATAGCGCGTCCGAGGGGTTCGTCACGGCCACGCGGGTGGCGTCCGTTGGCGCGATACCTGCGGTGGCTGCGGCGCAGTTCATGACTGGCGGTAGCGACGGGTCGACAACGAACAGTGACTGGTCCGATGGGTTCACTGCGCTGCAGACCATCGACGCTCAGTGGATTACGCCGGTATCCTCCGACCCGGCTATTCACGCCATGGCTGACGCGCACGTCGCGTTCATGTCAAACGTCGGCCGCAAAGAGCGCCGCGCGATCTGTGGTACGCCGTCAGGCACCAGCGATAGCGCAGCGATCGCTTTGGCAAAATCCATCAACAGTGACCGTACCTCGCTGGTTCACCTGGGGCACTACAACTACGACGCCACCGGAAACTTGGTGCTGTACCCGCCATACATTAGCGCGGCACTGATCGCTGGCGCCTTTGCCGGATCTAACCCCGGAACACCGCTGACCAACAAATCGATCAAGGTTCGCGGTTTGGAGCGTGACCTGCGCAACCCGACAGACACTGATTTGCTGATCAATGGCGGCGTGCTCTGCCTGGAAAATACACCCAAGGGCTACAAGGTGGTGAAGTCAATATCCACGTGGCTTACGAACACCAACTACAACCGGGTTGAGCAGTCCTGCGGCGTGGCGGTTGACTTCGTGGCTCGCAACGTCCGCGAAGCCCTTGATGTACTTCGCGGACAAAAGGGCAACCCGCTCGTTATTTCCCGCGCAATCAGCATCGCCGAGTCGACATTGCGTGAACTTGCGCGCGCCGAACCCCAGGGGCCAGGTGTGATCGTTGGTGATGCCGCCAGCCCAGCCTACAAGAACATTTCGGCTAGCCTGGAGGGCGATGTTCTGAGGGTTGAGTTCCAGTGCAGCCCAGTCATCCCCGTGAACTATGTTCTCGCCACCATTTTCGCTGTGCCGTTTACCGGTTCGGCAACGGCATAAGGTAGAAAATCATGAAGCAAAATCTGAAAGTACGCAGCGGTAACCGGATTGTTGTTGTGTTCGACGGCAAGCAAATCGGCATGGTTCGATCCGTTCGCGCCAGCGACGACTACGGGCTGGAGCCGGCCAGCGGCATTGGCGACATTCACGCGCAGGAATACGTGCCGAGCATGGCGCGTCACAGCCTGAGCGTGAGCTCAATGGTGCTGATCAAGGGCGCCATGATGGCGTCCGGCATCGTGCCTGAGAATGGCGACGCCGCCTTGCAGGGCCTGGTGTTCGATCTTGAGCAGTATGACAAGGATAGCGGCGAGTTGATTCGCAAGTATGTCGGCTGCTCGTACAGTTCGGGCGACATTGATATCAGTGCTCACCAGATCGTCGTGCAGTCTGGTCAGTTCATGGCTCTGGATGTGACCGGCAAGTCGGCCTGATCGACTGATAGACTCAACAGGTCGCCTTCCCGTGTGGGTGGCGGCCTTTTTTTTAATAACCAAAGGAAAATCCATGGCGCGCAACCCAAAAGAATCAGATTTTGTTGTCCAGGTCGAAGGCGTTGGGCAGTTTACGTTTGCCAGGCGAACCATGCGCGATGAAATTTCGATTCAGGTCGAATACGCCCGCATCATTGACGGTGCCGAACCCACCGGCTGGCTGCAGGCCGTTGGCGGATGGATTTCAACTCTCAAGGTGCTGACGGTTCGTTCACCTGAAGGATGGGACCTCGATACCCTGGATCCACTGGATCCCGATACCTACGCCAAGATGGACGCTGTGTATGGAGGGCTCTCCGCACGGGAGCGCTCGTTTCGCAGAAAATCAGCAGAGGCAAGCGAAGGAAACGGGTCTTCAGTGGTCTAGGACCGTAGAATTTGAGTACCGCAGGAGATACCGACTAACAGCCAATGATCCGCGCTTCCTTGATTTGACCTTTGAGGAAATGCTGACCGATAACTGGGCTCACACCTATTTCGACGACCCGAAGCGGGCGGAAGAAGTTGTGGACGAGGACTTTGACGAAAACGACGTTGCCAGGCAGATTGGCGCTGAAATACCGCCCGATGCTTCCGACGATTGGGAAGAACTAGGCTGATATGGCACAAAAAATTACCATTGGCGTTGACGCGCAGCTCGACACTGCGGCGCTTGAGCAAAAAATCAATGCGCTTGGCAATAAGATCGCCAGGGCCAACAAGCTACAGTTCAACCCGGTATCCGTTAATTCGGTCGACCAGGTCGCTGCGCTGGAGAAGCAGTTTCAGCAGCTACTCAAGGTCCACGGTGAGCTAAACCGCCGCCTGAAATCAACCGGACAGTCCGGCAGGGGTTTCATGGGCATTGACTACGACCAGATTTTTCCGGACCCAGGCACGCGCAATCGGCAGATGCACCGGATCATGGCGTACACGCTGGGCGCTGGAGTGTTCTCCCAGCTCGCACCGCCACCTGTACCGACGGGACCCGGAATTCAACCCCACCCAGCCCGCCCCGGCGGCGGTGGTGGAGGAGGCGGTGGAGGCGGCCCAGGCATCATCATGCCGGCAGCGCAAGCCGGTCTACGTGCACTGGGTCCAGCGGGCGGCGTTGCGGCTAGCTCGCTTAACACTGGAATGTCGGCCGGTTTTGGCGCCGGGCTCATGGGGTTGCTTGGTGGCATGCTGGCGCTTGGCGTCGGAAAGATTGTGTCTGGCGCCATGGAGAAAGTTGGGCAAGCCGAAGACAACAGCGTTGCACTGGATAGGCTAAAGCGCACGCTGGGCGACGTTAATGTGTCGTTCGAGGGCCTGAAGTCGGTCGTCCAGGGCGGTGCCGAAAACCTGAAAATTACTTACGCTGAGGCGGGCAAGCTGGCGACACAGTTTGCGAAGTTGGGTAACCTCAAGGCCGACCAGTACACCAGCCTCAACGATGAGCTAGGGGTTGGCGTTGGCCTGTCCCGGTCTTTTGGCCTCGACCCTTCCGAGGGTATAGGTGTTATGGGTCAAATGCGTGGCGTTGGCGTCACCAAAGACACTCAGGACAGCAAGCGGTTCGCGTTGCTGATTGGCGAGACCATCGCGAAGTCGGACGCCTTCGCAAAAGCCGATGAGGTGATTGGCGCCATCGGATCTTTCGCGACAAGTCAGACCAGAAACAATATGGGTGCGGCCAACGTGTCGGGCTATGCCGGTGCATTCTCCGCGCTGGTCGGTTCCGGCATACCGGGTTTGGACCCGTCGGGCGCCGGCGCTCTGCTGGGCCGCATCAACGCCAGCTTGTCGGCTGGCGGCGCCAAGGGTGAGGCAAGTCAGTATTTCACCGGAATGGTTGGCATGGGTATGGGTCTGAACCCTTATCAGACCAAAATGCTACGAGAGGGCGGCGCCTTCGCCACCAATGACAGCATGTTTGGGGATGGGAGTGCGTACTCACGCTACAAGGGGCATGCAGGCCCCAAGGGTAGTGCGACATTCATGGAGAAGTCCATCGATCTCCTTCGCAAGCAATACGGCGACGGCACGGACGAGCTCGCCGACGCCACGGCAAACCATCTCGGCATCGGCATCAACCAGGCTATGGCGCTCCTATCGGTCAAGCCAAACCAGATGGGGGGCATGTCGAAGTATGCCAACCTGACCTCTCTCAGTGGATCAGGCATCGGAAATCTGTCCAAGGTCCTCTATGGTAGCGACGCTGACCGCCATGGTGTCGCTGACAGCATCATGCGCCGCACGGATGTAACGTCTGACGAGAAGAACCGCGTCAAGTCGGCCATGGATTCCGGCGACGTCGAGGCGCAAAAGCGTGTCCTGGCAGAGATTGTCGCGACTCGCGATCAAGAGCAGACGCAGGGCAAGGACATTCGAGACAGTAAAAACGCACTGGACAACATCAAGACTTCAATTGCCGACAAGCTGGTGCCGTACATGAATGAGGCTCGCATGGGCATCATGAGCCTGGCTGGCGTCGGAAAGGGTAAAACAACCGATGACATTATGCGTAGCGTCATCGAGGCCAATTCCAAGGGGCGCCAGGATGCGATCGTTGGCCAGTTTGCCACCGAGGAGTCTGAACTGAATGCCAAAAAGGCCAAGATCAAGGCCGGGAACTACAGGCTTTGGGAGAAAAACCCGGCCGAGGCCGTGCGACGAGAAAAAGAGCAGACCGAAATAGGCGGCGAGCTTTATGAGATTGAGAAGCGCTTGACGGATATCCAGAAGGAAAAGGCAGAGCTTCTGGAAAAAGAAAATGCCGCACGCAAGCGAGAGCTTGACGAGATTGAAAAGGAGGCGTCCAAGCGCGCCATGGGTGAAATTGAGACTACGGGTAGCGTTTCTTCGCCCGGGTTTCATCCCATTGGAGCCGGCGGATATGGTCCCGGCCGAGGCAGTGGTGCTGATCTTCGTCGCATGGACTACGGCCCGGTGGATCCCGGGAAAAAAGATGAGGCCATGCGCTATTTCATGGAGCAGGGGTGGACCAAGGAGCAAGCCGCCGGGCTGGTGGCCAATTTCTGGGCTGAAAGCAAGATGCGGGAGAAAGCGGTCGGGGACGGGGGCCAGGCCGTTGGCATTGGACAGTGGCACCCCGATCGCCAGGCCGCATTCCAGAAGCAGTTCGGCAAGAGGCTCGGCGACGCCAGCTTTCAGGAGCAGCTGCAGTTCGCTCAGTACGAGTTGACAGAGGGGAAGGAGTCCGGTGCCGGCGACCGGCTTCGCAGAGCCAAAACAAGTCGCGAGGCTGGGGATATCGTCAGCCGATACTACGAGCGACCGGGCGCGACGGAGAGCGAGGCAGCAAGCCGCGGAGCTCTTGCCGAGCAAATCGGTCGGGTCGAAGTGGTCATTAAAAATGAAAAGGGCCAGGAAATAGCGCCGCGTCAGATCGCCACGACACGCATACAAAACAACTGGCGCTCGTCGCAAGGGTATTGATATATGCCGCAATTCAAAGTCGCCAGCCCGCAGCTGTCGGTGCACCTCTACAAAACCATCAGTCGCAAGACGATTGATGGCAGCACATCGGTTTCTACGCGATACGCCGGGAAGTCGGAATACATCGACCTGACGCCATTCCTTGGCGACGGCGGCAGCGTTCGCACCAGCAAGTCAGTGCGGGAGCCCGCTGGCGGCTTTACCATCAATTTCATGGATAAGGCTCAGGGCTCCATCAGCCTGGAGACTGTCTATGGCCTTGTGGAGCCCATGGACGTGATCGAGATACGCATGTGGGGAGGCGTCGGCGTCCGTGCTTCCGGCAATTGGCCAATCGTCATGCGCGGCTTCGTGTCTTCGGTGCAGCGGCCACAGGGTATGTCTGGCGATGGCCGCCCCATCCGATCTGTGGTGGTGTCGGGGCAGGATTATGGCAAGGCATGGCAGACATTCCAGGTGCTGCACTTCCCTGCCTACACGGCGGGAAAGTCGCTGCTGACCAGCTTTGCGCTGTCTGAGCTCTACGACTTCAAAGCCGTTGCTGCCATGCCCGCCGGTGAGTTTGTGCGCACCATGGTCGAGAAGATCATCAACCCCTACATTTCCGGCTTCCTGCCGGACACCGAGGTGGCAAAGCCGGTGCCCAAGAAGATTCAGACCGGTGATTCCATTTCGGTCAAGCACGGCACCGTGGGTATTCACTTCCAGGGCATGCAGGGTAGCGTCTACGATATCCTGCGCCAGCATGCCGACGTCGGCCACTGGAACGAGCTCTACACCGAGGACCGAGAGGACGGCGTGCACTGTGTCTACCGGGCGCGGCCTGTGCTCAAGCTCAGCGGCAAGGATATCAAAGAGCGCAAGGTGTTCGATGACGCGCCGGACCCGGTCTACATCGAAGTGCAGGATATCGACATTGAAAGCATCAGTGTTGGCCGATCTGACTCTGGGCTCGCAAACTGGTTCTGGGTGAACAATCAGCGCTACGACCTAATTGACGACATGACGCGCCGCTTGTTCTCGCTGCAGCAGGGCGACGACACCGTATCCACGCAGGACTACGCCAACACCGCCGTCAAGTATTACGGCGTGCGGCCTATGTATGCCGACACCCAGCTCAGCGAGGACACGATCACGAACGACAACGCCGGCGCCCCGGCTGACGCCAATGATGCCCGCGACAAGAAGCAGCTCTCATGGGTTGAAAAGCGCCGCAAGCAGCTGATTGAAACCAACCGCGACAACGTCGTGCTGGAGCAGGGGAGCGCCCGGGTGAAGGGCGGCCCCATGCGGGGCGACGGCGTGGAGCTGATGAAGGCCGGCGACTATGCTCGCTTCAAGGTTGGCCGCTTCACCTGGGACGCCTACGTCACGCAGATCGACCACGAATTCGTGCCATACCAGGGCTACACCACCACGCTGTCGTTTGAACGCGGCGAGGGTTTTGCAAAACGCACCACGGACGAAAACAGCCAGTCGCCGTGGCTCACTGAACAGGCCACCCGACTATGAATCTCCGCCAAGCCATCGTGGTCGAAGTCCACCCCCAGGACCACTCCGTCGACCTAGTGATGCTGGACGACGGCACCCGCCATATCGGCGTCCAGGTCAGCACGCCAAACGGCAGCGCGCGTAGCGGTATGGTGGACCTGCCGGCCGTACCAAATTCCGGCGACAAGTGGGATATCACCAAGCGCAATGGCCAGGACATGCAGGCCCTTGTGGCGTTTGTGGGCCGCAGCCCGGTGGTGGTGGGCATGTTGTACCCGCAGGTCAATCAAATGCTGCTGACTGACCCCAGGGCGCGCCGGTACCGGCACCAGTCCGACGCTGAAACACTGATCGACGGTGACGGTAATATGCAGGTCACGCACCCAAGCGGCACCTACATACGGATCGGTGAAGCCATCGACGCCGACACGCTGACTGGGAAGCATGCCGACACCAGCGCCACTGACCGCAATCAGTCAAAGCGGGTGAATATCCACATTGGCATGGCCGGCGGCGCACTGGAGTTGACTATGACTCCGGACGGAGCGGTTAGCCTGCGCATGAACCAGGGGCTATCGATCGATGCCGGCATGGCTGTGACGGTGAAGGCTCCGAGCGTAACCCTGGACACGCCGACGACGACGCTGACAGGAGACCTTCACGTTGAGGGATCCACGACGGTGAAGGCAATCACGTCGAACGGTAAGAATATCAGCAGCACGCACGTCCACGCCGACTCTGGCGGCCCATCCGTCGGCGGCCCACCGGTTTAATGTCGTGATGCCAGAATGGCGGCATGGACGACCGATACGGACCTCACATAAGTCAAAAGGCGGATATTCGGCCGATCAGCTTTGTGCTGGACAATCGTGGAGCGCTCAGCTCCCCGGTTTACCTTCCAATTCGGCCAGAAGATTTGACGCGCGGAGAGCCTCAGCGGGCGGCTGTGCACCAAACGCTCGGCCGCGATGCGCAGGGATGGGTCGATCACTTCGGCGAAGGGTTGCCATCCGTAACAATCAGTGGGCACACCGGCTGGGGATACAAGCCAGGACTTGGTCTTGATGGATTCCAGTCGTTTGAGGCTCTGAATCAGCTGGTAGTCCACGACTACCCAGCAAAAATTCAACAAGCCATTGACTACGGACACGATCCGGCTGGCGTGAAGTTGCTTTTTGTTGATTTGCTTGACAGCATCGCGTGGCAAGTTGTGCCTATGCAATTCAATCTAAGGCGATCCAAGAGTAGCCCGTTACTGTTTCGCTACAACATTGTCATGCAGGCCGTGAGTACGTCTGTTGATGGCGGCCTATCTCAGTTTTTCCCGGACACGGGGAATGCGACGGCCGGACTAAACGCCCTGGATAGGGCCCTGGGTAGACTGGAGGTGGTGAGTGTTGGTCTTCAGGGCGGAATTTTGTCTGCGCTGCGATCAATCGCTGGAGTTGTGACGGGCTACGTGAACATGGCGGTCAAGTTTCTACGGCAGATTCAGTCTGTAGCGAACGGCGTCACTGGGTTCATTGGCGGCGCTGTTGGGTACGTCGTTGGCATCGCCAAGACGATCGCGCAGGTTGGGCGCGAGGTGTTCCGGACGTTTGCGTCGATTGTTGGTATTGCGACCGCTGCCAAAGCAGCCTTTGTTAGCGTTGGTGCCGCGTTCAATGAGGTTGTCTGCATCTTTTCCAACGCTTTGCGTCCGAGTGCAATCTACGAGGATTACACCGGGCTGTACGGCGCATCGAATTGTTCCAGCACGACCGGCGGGCGCATGCCTAGCGCTTTCAGTGATCAAAACGTCTTCGCTCTTATCAACCCGCAGGACAGCCAGCCCGTCACTTTGAGCGGGGCCGCCATAAGAAGCGCGGAGACGATCATCAAATCGGACTCCGTCCTAAACCCGATGCCGGCGGCTGAAATAGGCCGCCATCTCAACAACATCATGGGCGGAATGGTGGTCACGATATGAGTCAGTTCGAGCGCAAACTGCCATCGTTCCGCCTGGCGGCAACACATCGCGGCGATACGCTGGCGATGGTCGCCGATCGCGAGCTCGGGGACGCAAATCGCTGGCCTGAGTTGGTATGGGTCAACGGCTTGGTGGCGCCGTACATCACTGACGATCCGCGCCTCATTGCGGCCGGAGTCGTCCTGTCCGGCGACTTTCTCAAGGTTCCTGCGCCTGGCGGATGGCAGGGAAACGGCGCATCGGGCCGCGGGCACGCCTATGAGCGCGACTGCAATCTGGTCGGTAAGCAGCTGCAAGCCACCGAAGGTGGTGACTTCGACGTGCTCACTGGCGCCGACAATCTCCGCCAGCAGCTGAGCCACCGCGTATCGACACCTCGCGGCCAGCTCATGCGTCACCCGGAGTACGGCAGCATGCACCATCGACTGCTTGGCCGCGTCAATGGTCCGACCGCCGCGCGCCTGGGGGCCGACTACATCAAGGCGGCACTAAAAGCCGATTACCGGGTGAAGGCGGTCGACGGGTCTGTCGCCGAGGTAACGGGTGACAGCGTTAGAATCCAAGCCACCGCCACCGCAATTGAGGGTGACGTGGTTGACATTATTCAGGGCGGCTAAATGAGTTTCCAGATCAAGGACTTCGCTTCGATCGTCGCCGGCGAAATCAATCACGCCCGCTCCGTCACCGAGAAGATTACCGACTTTGCGCCTGGCTCCGTTGCGCGCACGCTCATGGAGGCTCCAGCTGTAGAGATTGAAGAACTCTACATGCAAATGTTTCTAGGCTTGCGCGATGCAATTCCGGTGGCAACTTTCCTGTCCTTTGGTTTTGACCTTCTCCAGCCAACATTCGCAAATGGCTACGTCAGCATATCCGCTGCGTCAGCCAGGACGGCAGATACAACCATTCCACTTGGCACAGCCTTCACAACCAACGACGGCCGGACATACACATCCACATTGGCGGTCGTCTGGCACACTGGAACATCCATTGTTCAGATTCCAGTCCGATCGACCGTCGCTGGCTTGATTGGAAACGCCGCCGCCGGCGTTGTTGTCAACTCAACATCCTTTGGTTCTGGATACACCGTCTCAAATTCCGCCATAACCAACGGGAGGGATACGGAGACGTCCGCAGAGCGAGAGGCACGCTTCGCTGAATTTGTCCAGTCGTTGAGCCGCGGCACCGTGGCGGCGTGCCTGTATGCGGCCAAGCAGTCGATCGTTTCGAGCGGGTCTGCTGGCGTTACCGAGTACGTGACGCGCTCCAGTATTTTCGAGGATGCCGGCCACGTCCGCATTTACCTCTATTCAAACCTGGGTGTGCCGTCGGCGGGTCTGCTTTCCGATGGTCAGTCCAGGATTGACGGCAGTCACGCCGAAAACACACAGACGATCACACCGGGCTTTCGAGCCGCCGGCGTTCGGGTGGATGTGCTGGCAATGTCTGAGCGCTCGGTCCCGCTATCAATCCGGGTTTCCATGGCTCCGGGGTACGCGCTAGGCGCCGGCGTCACACAAGCGATGGGGGACATATTCGCCGGAGAGATAGTCGCTGTGCAGCCAAACACAACACTCTACCTCGGTTCGCTTGTCGAGGCCCTGCTGGCTGTACCCGGTGTTGCTGCCATCGTGCCCGTCACCAGCAGCAACATCGTCTGCGGTGTCGGTGAGGCACTTATCCCGGGCGCACTCACTGTCACTCCGCTATGACGACACTCAAGCGCCTTCTACGTCATCCGCACGCGGCTGTCTTCGACAAGTCGCCGGTGCCGGAGTTGGCGTTTCGGCTGCGCCACCCCAACGGCGCAACATGGTCGATTGCTGAAGGCGTGCTAACGGCCGGTGACGGTTCCTCAGAGTACCCGTTTGACCTTGCCGGCCTGACTGTCGCTCAGCTCGCCGATCAGCTCACCGTCTACGGCTTCGAGGTGACGTCGTTGTCGCCGGCGCTTGCCGGGCTGTCTGCCCTGGTGCTTGTCGAGGAGCGTGGCGATCAAAACGAATCCAATGGCGACCATGTTTTCGGTTTCACATCGCTTCTATGGGCGTTGCTGACAACTTACTCCAGCGAGCTCCGAGAGGCCCGCGGCCAGATAGAGGAAGCCCTGCGCCAGATGGTCATGACCCAGGCCAGCGGTCAGTGGGTTGACGTCTGGGGCACGATCTACGGGTTCCTGCGCTACGACGGCGAGTCCGACGCCAGTTATGCGGCGCGTCTGCCGGTCGAGGCATTCCGGATCCGAGTCAACGCCCACGGTATCGAACAAGCCATACTCGACGCCACGGGTGCGGACGTCCGCATCGAGGAGCCGTGGAAGGAGCTATTCGTCCTTGATCAGTCCCGTCTTTCAGGGCCAGACAGGTTCTATGATGGTGCTCGGGCGGGTTATCACCTTATCCAGCCATGGTCGCGCAGCAGCGTCGACTGGCCGTCTGTGCTGCCGGTGATTGAGCGCAATCGCGCCGCCGGCGTCCTGGTGCTGCCGCCGATTGTCCGCCATTGGGCAGTCATTGATCCCGGCACTCCGTCAATTTCTGGCGGAACCAACGTTCAGCACTACGCGCACTTGCGCTACGAGGACCGAGCGCTGCTTGACTACAGCGCGATCGAGGAGGTCTCGATCATGAACTACGCGGCCGGTCTTCGTCGCGAGTTCCTGCGTTCTAGTTATGTGGAGGTCCCGTCGCAGACCTGGGTCGGCGTGCCTTGGTCTAGCGCCGCTTGGGACGCAAAGTATTTGGTCTCCAGCTCCCATATCCGTGACTACCGCGTTTACTACACCGCATTGAAATATGGCGGCGATTGGTCAAGCACAAGAACCTGGGCCACATCCGATTCAACCTGGGCCGACTTCAATCCCGGTATTCATTCCCTGCATAGCCGCACCTGAAATCCAGGCGTGTCGTGATGCAACAATCCACTCATAAGGAGTTAGAGCATGCCCATCCTCACAAAATCTGGCCGCGTAGTTATCGCTGAGTCAGTGGCAGCGCGCCCGCTGCATCTGGCGTGGGGTACCGGCAACGGCGCTTGGATGACGCCCACCGAAGTCCCTGAAGACGTCAACGCCACGGCTCTGCTGGCTGAGATTGGGCGCCGCACTGCCACAGAGGTGGCGTTTGTGACCCCTAACGTATCCGGCGACATTGTCCTTCCGACCGGAACATTTTCGCGCTCGGTTTCACCAACCAGCAATTTGTACGTCCGCACGTCGTTCGACTTCGCTGACGCCAGTAGTTCCGTTATTCGTGAGATTGCCATTTTTTCCAATTCCACGATGAACGCCGGACTTCCAGGTGGGCAGCAGTATTTCGTCCCGGGTAACGTCCTTACTCAGGGTCGCCTACTACACCTTGAACACCTTGCTCCGATTTATCGCTCCCCAGCCATTCGCGAGAGCTTTGAAGTCGTGATCACATTCTGAGGCCACAATGACAGCATTGCCAGCAAACTATTTCGACCGCTCGGATTCCACAAAAGAGTACGAGGAGCATCTATTCATTGCCGGTCGCGGACTTCAGTCCTCCGAGTTGAACGAGATTCAGAAGACCTCAGCAAATCGATTGCGGGGTATCGCCGACTCTCTGTTCAAGGATGGCGACATTATTCGCGACTGCTCGGTAATTGTGGACGAGGCGTCCGGTGCTGTGCGGTGCGCGTCCGGCGCGATCTATCTGCGCGGGGCTGTGCGCGGCGTGCAGCCTTCCGCGTTCACAATTCCAACGACGGGCGTTGTTTCGATCGGTGTGCGCTTGATTGATAGCGTCGTTACTGCGGTGGAGGATCCTGCGTTGCGCGACCCCGCAACCGGCACCAGGAATTACAACGAGACCGGCGCCGAGCGGTTGAAGACTCATTCCCAGTGGGGCTGGAGCGGCGACGGCGGCGCAGGCGAGTTTTTCCCCGTCTATTCGGTGACCAATGCTGTGCTTGGCGCCAAGGAGGCGCCGCCAAATCTGGACGCCGTGTCTCAGGCCTTGGCGCGATACGATCGAGATAGCGCTGGCGGCACGTATGTGGTGTCGGGGCTGAATGTGAAGCAGATGCCGGATGACACCGGCGACCAGGTTTACTCCATCTCTGAGGGGCGTGCCCGCGTTTATGGTAATGGCATCGAGCTGCGAACTTCGCGGCGAGTATTTCTATCGGCGACGCCTGACCTGAAGGCGATCACCAGCGAGCCTCAGCTGAGCGCCACGACCGCTGCGCAGCGATTTGACTTTGATCGCGCGCCAGGAACAAACATCACGTCGGTGACTATTACGGCGGAAAAGACGGTAACGCTCACCCACGGAGTTACCACCGGAGCACAGGACCCGCTTCCCGACACATCGGTTTTGACCATCCTGGAGGTCAAGCAGGGCGCAACAACCTATGCGGCAACAACCGACTACCTGCTGACTTCAAGTAAGGTGAATTGGTCCCCAGCTGGCGCTGAGCCCGCCCCGGGATCTACTTACACCGTCAAGTACCAGTACATCACTACCGTAACTCCGACCGCCGTAGATTCCGGTGGTTTCACTGTGACCGGGGCTGTTGTTGGAACCCTGATATTGGCGAGCTACAGCCAGATGCTGCCGCGCATCGATCGGCTGTGCCTGGACTCCGACGGAGATACTGTTTGGCTGATTGGTGTGGCTTCCGAGTTCAATCCTCAGTCACCAAGCGTACCTGGCGACCTGTTGCCGCTCGCCAGCGTCTACCAAACATGGGACGCCAACCGCTCGGTTGTAAACGACGGCGTCCGTGTTGTTCCAATGCCTGTTTTGGCTAGTATCGATGGACGGTTTGACCTGGTTATGCAGCTGATTGCACAGCAGCGACTGGAGTCAGACATTCATACCCGCGAAGGTGGGACAAAAAAGGGGCTATTTACCGACCCATTCTTAGACGACACTCAGCGGGATGCGGGCACAAGTCAGACTGCAGCCATAGTGCTTGGTGAGTTGTTGCTGCCAATTTCGGCCACCATCAAACAGATGACGTCAGACGTCACCGGGCCAACGTCGTGCAGCTACTCTGGCGTAATCACGCTGGAGCAAAGCCTGCGCACGGGAAACATGAAGATAAACCCATACATGGCGTTTATTCCGCTCCCGGCGAACATAAAGCTATCCCCAGCCGTGGACCGCTGGACGGTTGTCGAGACCAACTGGTCCAGCGCCATTACACGTCGATTCCGTATTGTTGGATCCGGAAATCAATCGTCAGTATCCTTGGCAAAGCGAAAGGCTCTGCTATCGACGAGTTTTTCTGCAATTGAGACATTGCGTCCAATAGCAGTCAACTTCTCCATTTCCGGGTTCGCGCCTGGCGAGACATTGGACAGCATAATGTTCGATGGCATTGTTGTGCCAATATCGCCAACCGCGCCCGTTGCTTCCGCTGGCGGCATCGTCACAGGATCCTTCACGATCCCTGCGGGCATCCCATCCGGGTCCAAAACTGTTATTGCGAGAGACGTCCTCTTTCAGAGGCGAGGCGAGGCAACATTCTCTGGCCAGGGGACACTGGAGCGCCAGACATGGCAACGAGAGACCATTGTCACTGAAACGCGCTGGAATTCGCCGCCGCCGCCGCCGCCGCCAACTAACCCTTACGTTAG